GTAACTAGGAGCCGAGTTCTTAGATAACATACCAGCACCACCCATATGACAAGTTGCCGTAAATCCAAGCGAATTTAAAGCATCTGCACACTTTTCCCCTTCAACCCATATAACTCTGTCAGATGAAGAAATGTTCGGGATATTATATAATGGGCGTACATCAGGCATCTTGGGGTACGGATTGTTTGCCGTGAATTGTCTGAACTCTTTCTTAGGCTTACCACTCGCATCAACCTCAACATTACCAAATTCATCACGAATATTATATCTTCGTACTGTCGCCAATATCTCACCATCAGCAGACAAGTAATGATGCTCACCGTCATGTGGTGTATTTATGTCGTACTTTTTTCTTGTTGATTCGTTCTGAAATGGATTTGTTGCTGGGTAATCATGGTTGTTATCTCGAACATTTCTTCGACTTTCACCTAAATAGTCAGAAAAATATTCTTTGATTTCAGGTAGCTTCATACCTCTACCCTCCATCATAATCTTAACAATACCCCCGACTCCTTCACCACCGTTGAAGTCCGTTCCTTTAAGAAAGTAAGGCCCTGGAGTTAAATCAATCTTGAGTGATTTACCAGCTTCTCCTGCCAATGAACCGATAACAAATTGATTGCCTCGAACTTCTCCATGTGGATATGTCTCTTTTAGTATTTCTATTTGCACAGACGCTGGTACTTTTTTACTTATCTCTTCGACCAGATCTATAGCTGACATACTAGATTTAGTATTGTCAAAGTGTAAAAGACGCATTATATTCTCCTTATTAGTAACCTTATACTTTACGGAGGAGATATTTCCCGATCTCCTCCTTTTTTTTATTGCCAACAGGTGTTTTGAAATTCACACCATTTACATAAATGATACTCCCTAGTGTGCGAAATTCTTGGTAGAATTTCAGAAGATTCCGTTGCTGTCAAGATTTGAACCCCTCTATCACTTATTCTCTGAGCTAGAGCTTTGTCGAATGGCACGAGTTCAAAATGTATTTCGCTAGTGTTTTTATTAACAACCGTGAACAAAGCTGGGTTATCTGTTAAATCCATATATGCCTGATATACGGCAATTTGTGCTGCGTAAGTTTTATTGGCTTGAGCCACCCCAACCCGAACAAATTCCTTAAACTTTCTGTCATTTGCTGACTTACACTCCCATAGCATGGGATATGGTATACTTATAGGGCCACCACAAAGCACACCGTCAATATGTCCTCTTATCCTACCATCTGCTATTTGAAAACCAAATTGTTCGCCTTGCTTGTCTCCTGTGCGTAAGTCGAACCCTGCTGACTTTATCCACCCTGCCGCCTGGTCTTCAATATTATGCCCGAACTCAAATATTCTTAATGTCTTAGCATTAAATTCTTTCTCTTTATCTGGTTCCACACACATGAAACGATACTGTATCTTCCGAATACAATCATCACCTAGAGAAGAACCTCCGATATAATTTCTTTTCGGCATTTTTTTATTCTTAGCAACGATAGCTTCATCAATAGCTTCGTGAAACTTTTCTACTACCTCAGAACGGTATCCCTGCTGACGGAGGCCAATGTCCTCCTGACCACTTAACGTGTTCAGATTCAAGACTTTCGATATCTTCGCAACCATAACTAATACTCTTTGCCTCCTGTAATATAAATATTAATGCTCTCATTTGTTCTTCAGTTAATTCTGATAACTTCGTATCCCAACCTACATTTTTACAAAAGTTTGCAAATGCAGGTATAGGCTCTGCAACCCCGACATGGGTTTTTGGATTAAATGGATAACTCAATGATATGTCTCCCCTTGTACCATATCAAAAATACCTGAAAATTCTGAAGATGCTATAGAGTAAACCCTTGTTTTATCCTTATGCTGAACTGTAACTTCACCACATATGAAACAAGCTTTTTTAATGTCTTCTTCTTTTTCAATCATAGAATAAATTTTATCTTGTAACTTATTTTGTAAATCGCTAACGGAATATGACACTCCTTCCCCATGTGCTATATTCATTCTACTAATGGATTCGACCTTATTTTCAAATGTATCCCAATTTTCTGACATCATTTGCATAACAATTTTTATTTTAAATTTTTCCATCCGATTCTCCCAAGAGAGCACCATAACCGCATATGTCTATAGCACTATCTTCATGGTTAGGACTGTAGATAAGACGGCCTAATTTAACCGCTATCATACACTGATATACCTGCTCTGGTGTTATTTCTTTTTGTAATATAACAGACCACAATCTTGCTATATTCTGATGGTTTTCATAAGCCTCACCATAATCTTTATGACGATCACCATTTATTTTATTTTTTGCTTGTTCTAAAATTTCATTACGTTTCATTATTATATCCATTATTTACAACAATATTATCAATAGCTTGATTGTTCCAATGATAATTCAACCAGCAAGCGGCTTTGTATTTATCCCATGAAAAATCAAAAGGACTTATTTCAACTCCATATTTAGATAAATGCTCACGTTGTTTTTCTGATACTAATTCATTTAACCAACGCTTACTTTTGTTAGCTCCATTAGATGTTTCTATGTTTCTTAAAAAATCATCTGCTGCCGCAATCGCTTGCACTTTAGTTCCAATAGCAACAGTTCTGGGCTTTCCATTCTTTTTCTTTACCATAGCAATAGAGTTCTCTCCAACTGTCGCAATAAGACCAAACCCATTAAAACCTGATGCCATGAGCATCTTTCCATTTCCTGCCATGTCCATCCAACGAAAAGGAGAACTGTCGAACACATCAATCTCTGTCATCACAAAACGTGAAATTTCATCGTTTTCACCTTTGTTATTTTCAAATACATGACCACAAACAGGACATTCTTTTACACTCATTGGCACAGTAGAATCACACTCTGGACATACCTTTATAGGAGCTTCGCCCTCTGCATCTTTGTCCTTACCATCTAAATTAACTGATTCGTCAATAGAACCATGCGTTAGCAAACTGTAACCAAAGTCGAGAACTATACAGTCTTTCTTTACAACACCTGGGTATAACTCTGGGTCTATTGTTCGTAATCCACGACCAATCATTTGTACCATTGTTGATTTATATGAACATGGCCTCATAAGCACGATACAGGACACTGGAGGGGCATCAAATCCTTCGGTAAGCACTGCTACATTCACAACGACTTGTACATCTCCATGCTCTAAATCTTCGAGTATTTGCCGTCTTTCTTCTTTGAGGGTATCTCCTGTTACTATTTCTGCAAGAATACCCTCCTCTACAAACTCTTTGTGTACGTCCTCTGCGTGTGCAACAGTTGAACAAAAGATAACTGTTTTTCTGTCAGATGCCTTATCTTTCCATTCTTCAACTACCTTCTGATTAATAACTCTTTTATTCATAATCGCTTCAACCTGACCCATATCGAAATCATCAGCAGTCTTACGAACATGACTTAGTTCATCTTGAACACCTACATCAATTACAAATGTTTTTGGTGGTACAAGAAATCCTTCACGAATAAGTGTAGCTACTTCGATCTGGTGACAACAATTATCAAATACATCTCTTAAACCTTTACCATCACCACGATTAGGTGTAGCCGTAAAACCTACAATCTCTGCTTTTTCGTTGTCGGTTCTGACTTTATCAATAACTTTCTTGTAAGTTCTGGCTGCAGAATGATGGCTCTCGTCAATGACAAGCATATCAAACGGCTTCATCTTATCTAAATTATTATCTCGTGATAATGTCTGAACCATGCTGAACACAACATTACCTGTGAAATCTTTTGTTGTTCCATCGACCACAGAAGTAGATATAGATGGATTTACATTGTTAAACTTTACACTGTTCTGTGAAACAAGTTCATCTCTGTGCTGTAACACTAAAACATTCTTATTTTTTTTATGTCTTTCGCCAATTAATGCAGACAACATGATTGTTTTACCTGCTCCTGTCGGAGCCACAACAATAGTATTAGAGTATTCATCTAATGCTTGACTTGCTGAACTTATGGCGACCTGTTGATATGGTCTTAAAATCATAGTAACCTCTTGTGATTGGTGGGGGGTTTAACGGCCCACTCCCCCCTGCAGTGGTTTGCAAACAGTCAAATGAGGACTTGCCGTTGCAATTTTATTTTGCCCATGATGGTACATTACCTTGTGGTGCTTGTCCACCTCCCTGATTGATAGGAGATGGGTTAGCAGGTGCTGTATTACCACCACCGTTACCCCCTATGTAGTCAGCATCTTTAGGTGTTAAAGCAGCCATCAATTTATTAGAGTCTTCATAACCATTAGTACCTTTCTTAATACCAATCTTCATGCAGAACTCTCTACCGTTAATATCCTCAATGCCATTAAGACTTCTTAATCTTTGAGCATTTTCAGACCGATCTGATGGATCAAGGCCATTTATACTATCTATAATTGCTCTTAGAGTGCTCATACCTATCTCGTATGCCACAGGTTTATTTGTATTGGGGTTCATCTTGTCTCCATCAACAAATAGCCTATCCCATACCTTTCGCTTGTCAAAATTACCACCAATGATAGTAAATTCTAACTCGACCCATTTAGCTTTTGTTTGTGCTGAGTAATGAAATGATTGTGTTTTACCAAACATCTCCATTACATGAGTTCCAGGTTTAACAGTTATGATTGCCCTAGCTACAGTTCCAACAGGGATTAAATCAAAGTCATTTTTTTTAGGACCAGAACTGGCCTCAAAGTTATTTAAATCAAGCGTCATTAGTGACCTCCTTATTAGTTTGAGATTTAGGATTAACGAAATCAAGTGTTCTTTCCGATTGTGGAACACCACTACTCATTTTCGCTAATAGTTTACCGAGGTGAGGCTCTTCCACAACGTCAAGTCTACCAGACCTGTCTTTTGCAGGATAACCCCACTCGTTCAGTGTTTGGCAGACAAATGCTCTGTATGGTTTTACATTTTCATCTCCTGCCATTATTGCCATCGTGATGACTTCATCTACGATGCCAGGTAATTCAAGACCTGTTTTTGATCCTTCAATTTGTAGAGCGTAATATCTTCTACTATAGTCATCTACTTTTTCATCAAGGATACCTACAAAAATTACATTTTTATCACGAATATGTTGTAAGTGTGTTAGCCAAGCTATCATCTCACGACCCATTTGACCGTAGACACTTCTAAGATCTATTTTTTGTGTGCGATCTGATTTGTTTTCTGGGTTCATTAAACACCATTGAAAACACATTCTTCCTGCTACTGTAATACTGTCTACAAATAAAGTATCATATTTTTCAAGAGTTTTACTTGGATCACCATATGTCTGAACAACATAATCATAATGTGCTTGGCTGTATGATTGATCATCTGATAATGATGGATTGGCTCCACCTATATACGCTGCATAATCACGACATTCATCCCACTTTTCAGGTCTGATGACATCTATGGGCCACCCTTCGATAGCCGCATCTCCTGCCTCCAGATCCATAAAAAGCGTAGTATCAGAGTCGAGAGTTCGAGCTAGGGTGGTTTTACCCACCCCACTTTGACCGATGACCACAATTTTATGGCCTCGTTTTTCTCTCATTCTCTCCTCTGCTGAAATAATTTTCAATGACATATTAGTTCTCCTTTACTTCCACAATAGTTATCGTACCTTCCTCTACGGTCCTGGCCTCAATGAAAAGCTCTTTGTAACTGTCGTCTAAATTTTTATAAACAGTTTCATCAACCTTCACGACATACTTAATTAAAGTATTCGCTACCTCTGGTGGTAACTTATTACCAATTTCTACGAGTTTCTTTTGATCCCAATTAACTTTCTTAGAGATTGTTACTTTAGCTTCACCTTGCGGTAATTTTACAGTTGTAGTGCCAAAGTCTTTCTTTTGAAAACCCAACTGTTCCTTACCAACAGGCAGGTACATTTTTTTGATTTTTTCTTCAACATCTTTTAATTGATTTTTTTCAGACTCAATACGAGCTTTTATAAGATCTCGTTGAGAAAACAGATTGTTGTTTGCTACTGACATAGCTTCACCTCACTTTTTAATTACTGTTTGCAAATACCAAAATATGCACTGATTGCAATTAAGTCAATAGATAAATATTATTTTTTTCTTGAGAGGTATATATCTATGCCGTGAACGGCCTTCATAAGTTTCTTTTTTAACTTAAATTCTGGTGTTTCAAATCCTTTGGCATCTTCTACAATTTCTTTTATTTTGCCATCAGGTGATTCTTCTTTGTAAACGAAATCTGCTATGTATTTACAAATTTTAATATCGTTAATAACAATGTCATACTTAACTTGCAGTTCTAAATCAGTAACGATACCACCACGTTCCATAGCTTTTAACTGACCATATCTTTCTGATTCCCACTTAGAATCAAAGGTGATACCGTCCACTATAGTTTTTTTTGCACCAAACTTACTTGACTTTTTAAATTTAAATTTGGTATTATATGGTAATTGATTAATCATTTATGGGAAGAATAGCAAAATGCCAGATACAAGTAAATACAAATCGGTAGGAATAAATATAGATAGTTACAATAAGTTAAAGAAACTTTCAGAAGATAAAAGACGGTCTATAGGTCAACAAACTGCTTTGATAATAGATAAAGCATTTGATAGTGAATATGGAGATAAAACAAAAGAAGCTGGTATAGCTTCTAGTTTAGTTCTTCAGCAATCCAGCACTGCCTAAACCACCTAAGAGAGAAGCCGCTAAAGCAGGATTTTGTGCGGCTCTCTGTCTTATATTAGCATTATACCTTTGAAACTCATTTTCTACATTAGTTATTGATGGTTGTGTGGTTCTAGCCTGAGTGTTTCTAGCCTGTGGTAACTGTGGTTGCGGTCCAGGTTGTTGACTAATGTTAAACATATCTTGAGATTGATTAGCTTGGTTTCTTATATTAGAAAGTTCTTGAGCTATTTTAGAATTGCTTAACACTCCTGAAATTTGACTTTTAGCATCTTGAATTGCGTTATCTGTTGTTTGAACTCCAGTTTGTCTGAACAGAGCACCAATAGCGTTTGCCATTATTTGACCCCTTGTTCTACTATCTAATCCTCTTGTCTTTTTGTCTAAATCTCTAATTTGTTGTAAGGCACGTTTATTAGAAACAACTTGGCCCATAATGCCAATCCTGGCTATTTTACCTAATGAACCCATAACATTTGCTGTTATACTATTAGCAACAAGATCACTGTTGCCTACATCTTTTGATATGAACTCTAATACTTTACCAAAATCTCTCATACTCTGAGCTTGTTCTTTATCAAATATCATATCTAATTTGCCTTTTGATTGGCCTTTCATAAAACCTGTGCCAACACCGTCTGCAAGTTGTATTCTTTTAGCCATATCAGATAAAGTTTTAGAGTTTATTGTAGCACCCATTCCGTTAAATATATTTTCAACGTAATGTTTTTGTATTGATGCTATGGCTTCATCATTTCCTTTAAAATGATTCATAATTGCTTTTAAATCATTTTTCAAAATTCCATTAGAGGCAACTATATCTGCTACTTCAGTAGCATCTAAATTTCCACCTTTTCGTATTGTATCTAATAATTTATTGTTTTGTAATTCACCTACCTCTTTTGAAATTCTTAAAGCATTTTCAATAGTTTCTTGAACAGAATCACCAAATTGAGCAGCTATTCCTCTATCAATTAAATCTTGACTAATACCATTGGTTTTTACATCTCTAAAACCTTGTGCTGTTTTTTTAATTTCATTGTAAGCCTGAGAACTTCCAAATAGTTCATCTCCTGTTTTGCCAAGATCCTCTAAATCTTTTAAAAACTTAGAAGGGTTAAATTTACTAGGATCTATATCGTCAATTCCAGAATTTTTTAACGATGATTTTATCCAATTAGCCTCTATCTGTTTTCTTAATGTTCCATAGGCTTTGTCATCACCTGTAGATCTTTTCAAAGCATATTTTAAATTTTGTAAAGATGCAGGTTTGTCGTTTTTAACTATGTTTAAAGCAAGTCCAGAAAAGTCTTCTGGCATTATACCTGTTTTCATATTTTCTAATATTTTTTTAGATTCCATAGCAGAGGCAACTGAATCAAGTTCACCTTTGGCTATAAAGTAAAATTTTCTAGCTGGTTCTAATTGTTCAGCAGCTTTTTTAATTAAATCATAACCCTCTTTACCAACATTTTTGGTTGATTTAATACCTTTAGTCAAAGACTCAATGTTTGTTACTTCAAGAAGTTCGTCAAATTTTTTCAAAGCATCTTGATAAACAAGTGTAAGCTGGTCACTGCCTCTTATGGCATTTACAACATCTTCGTCAAGATGTTTTATATCGCCATGAAGTATACCTTGTATTTTTTGTCTCGCATTATAGGCTTGTGTAAATCCTATCTTTTTTCCAACAACGTCAGGATTTATTTCTCTTGATAAGAAAGCTATTGCTTTATCATTAGCACTATTTGTTAAGTTATCCACGCTGCCTTGTGCATATCTGTTTAACAAACTTGTACTTAATTCTGTAAGGCTATCAGTTGGTAATATTCTTGAATTGCCAATTCCTGCGTTAATAACTGCGTCTATATCAGCCCACATATTTTTAGTTTGTTCTTCAAACTTTAACAAACTATCAGATACAGCATTGTAGAGATTTTCATCTACTTTAGCTCCACCTCTCACAGAAACATTAAGATCTTTTGCTGATGCTTTAAGTGATTCATTTATAGCAGACCTTGCTGCATTTTGTGCTGAAATTAAATCACTCTGTTCTCTTTTAGATAACCTTATTAACATCTCTCCAAATGATTCTGATCCACTCTTGGCTTGTAAATCTTTTAACATATCATCGTATTTTTTCACTTGCACATCCATAGCTCTTCTATTTTTCAAAAGTCTTGGAGATGTACCAATAACAGACTCAGTTAAACTTTGTACCTTTGCAGCTAAAGGATTTAATTGTAATTGTCTTGCACTAGGTTCAAAACCTAATCTATCTGCAAGAATAGCAGATTGAACTGCTTCGCTTTCTAAACCCTCTTTAACGATACCTGCTCCAGGTGCTAATCCTTTAAATACTAAAAATGGTGCTCCGAATAAAAGTTCACCACCACCAGTTAAAAGAGCTTCTTTACCAGCATCTTTTAATATTTCTTTAGCAGTTTGGTCTGAAACGCCAGCAACTCCCTCTATGGCTTCCTCAGCCAAAGAACCTGTAAAACCACCTACTGCTGCTCCTAATGCACCACCTATTAACCCTCCTATGGGTCCTCCTATAGCTGTTCCTATACCTGCACCTTTTACGGCTCCTGGCACTGCTAAACCTACCTCTGGAACGATACCTGCTAAATCTGCTAAGTCATAACGACTAAAACCAGACTCATCTATCAAGATATTTTTATCTGTTTCTATACCCATCTTTTTTGCACCAGAGGGTGTAAGTGCTAAACGGTTTCTACTGTCTCTTGTATAATCTTTTGATTCAAAACCAAAAGCACCCATAGTCTTGTTTTGTTCGCTAATATTTTCCATGCCCGACAAGGCGGCTCTTAATTTAGCGTCTTTTATTCCAGTAGTAGTATCAAACTGTTCTTGTTCTTGAACTTCTCTTTGACTTAATTTAGGAGTTTTAGGAACCTTTTGACTTTCTATAATGTTTTTAATTTTTAATTTTTCTTGAAGAGATGGTGTATCTCCTTCAATGGTGAAGTTAAAAATTCCTGTCGGTGTATTTATTTTTAATATGCCCATTTAATTAAATATCTGCTAAATTTATATTGTAAATTTTATTGCCTTGATCGTCTTCACCAGCCAATGATCTTTCAAAAAGATCTTTATATTTACCTCCAAAAACTGTTTTTTCAATTTTTTCTTGAACTTTTAAAAATTGTTCATCCCCTACTGAACCTGCTCTATATTGTGTTCTATCTGTGTATTCACTTATAATTGGATCTAAAGTAGTCTTAGATAACGTAAATAAATTTCTAAGTTGAGCCACTCTTGCTTTTGCCCCTGCAGGATCTGTAAAGAAATCAATTTCTCCTGTCTGTTCTCCAATCATTGAAACATCAACATTTGATATTCCGTTACCAGTTTCTTGCGTCATAAATCTTTTAAACCTACTCACTAAACCTTTTTGAAGTGCTTTAAGTTGATCCTCTTTAAATGCACCAGTTTCTTCATCAATATATTTGGTATCATTAATATTAAAACCTATTAATCTTGCAAATTTTTTCACTTTACTGGTAGCCAAATAACCAATCATACCACCTGGAGTGTCACTTGAAAGATTTTGAATGTCTGTTAATATGTCATCTATTTGTTCAATAGACTCTAAACCAGCCTCTGTTTTAACATAAGCGTCAAGAACTTTATTTGAATCAAAAGTGGGGTCAGCAAAAACTACTTGACCACTAGTTCCGTCTGTGCCTCTTGCAACTTTAAATTCTACACCCCCAACTTTTAAAACATTTTCTCTAATTTTTTCTAAAGCCTTTCTATAACCCTCACCATCACCTGCAAATTTAGCTTTTTCTAAATCATATAAAAAATCTTGTTTTCTATTTATTTCTTCTGCTTGTAAATCCATTACATATTTTCTAAACTCTGCTTGCCTATCCAGAGCGTACTTGCCAGCAGCTATTTGTTCAGATTTAGCTTGTTTTTTTGCATCTCTAAGTAATGGTTGAGCTTTTTCACCAGCCTCTCCCACAGAACGTAACATTCTACCAATATTAAAACCTTTACCTGCTCTATTCTGCATTAAAGCTAACCCAAATGCCATGAGAGCATCACTTTTATCTACCTTACCAGATGAATCAATTCCTGTTGCTTCAAAAAATTCTTTTTTATAATCTGCAAGAGTTTTACCTTCTGCAGGAGTTGAGGACAATGACTGCATAACTTGAGAATAAGTATCCTCAATAACTTTTTGTTCGTTTTTAGTATCTTTTTTAAACCTCTCATCTTCGGGAACTGTTATCTGTCCAAATTTTTCTTGAACAGGTGCTTCACCAATATCTTTAGGTTTGAAACCTCTTCCATATAATTTTTTTATTTCTTCAGATATAGGATCTGATCCAGGCATAAAAGATGCTAATGTTTGTTCACCAGCTAAATCAGGACCGTCACCTCCAGAGTAACCTTCATTAGCATCAACTTTAGCTTGAGTTTCTGCTATAATTTTTTGTTTAGCTTTTTCTCTAGCCAAACCAGATAAACCCTCTAAACCAGGAACAGCAACATTAGTATATTGATTTCCTTCAATAGCATCCATTAAATTTTGATATTCTTGATTATAAATGGCTGGCATAGGATTATTACCAGAAGATAAAAAACCTCTTTTTATTAATTGTTCTTCTTGTGCCTTTGCAGGACCAGCTATACCAGCACCCTCTTCATCAAAAACACTGTATTTAGCAGGAGTATCTTGACCTCTAAAAAATCCTGCTATGCCAGAATAATCTGGTTCTTGTTCTGCTTTATTTCCAAAAATTGATTCAAAAATATTTGCCATAACTTCCCCCTACGATTGATTTAGACCTTGGATAGCAGTATATGCTCCAATGCCTTGTAAGAATGGATTAGCAGGTGGCAAATAAGTATCTTGATATTGACTTACTAAACTTGCAGATGGTGTTCCTGATAAATAACCCATGCCTATTTGTGCTGGCATTAGTGCGGATTGCAACGGTAACATCATATTCTTTCTTTGTGCATCAAGCAGAGATTGCTCGTATGCTTGTTGTGCTCCACCCAATCCTGACATCAAACCAACGTCTGCACCTGTTAACTGACCGTATAAGCGGCCCAAATCTCCTGCTCTACCGCCCAAACCTCCTAAAGCACTACCTAGACCCCCAGTTAATCTTCCAGCCTCTAGCCTACGTTTTTGCTCGTCTGCAAAGGATGTGAGAGCAGACTTCATGGCTCTGTCGTATCCAGATGCCATCAGTTTGCTTAGAGCATCACTTTTAGCGTCTTGTATCTTACCCTCTGTAGCTGCCTCTTGTATTCCTGCTCTACTACCGCCAAAGGCTCCTCTTGAAGCGGCTTTAGCTCTTTGACCCATCAAAGCCTGTTGTCCTTGCTCATCTAACTTTTTAAGAACAGGGTCAATGACTTGTTCCGTATATGGGTTCATAAATTTTTCTACTTCAGTGCTAGGATCAAAAGTTCCAACACCTGATCCTACTAAATCACTTGCCTTATCAAAAAAACCAATGCCTTTGTCTATAGCTGCTTCGCCTGTATCAATGTAATCCTTATACCTATCTTGAAAACCTTCACTACCAACATAATCTAATAGAGTTTTTTGAATATCAGTGTAGGGAGCCACTTGATAATCAGGCAGATCAAAGTAACCTTTCTCTCTACCTAGAGGTCCTAATATACCTGAATATGTTCCTGACTCTGGATCATAACCAAAGAGGTAGTCTAATATACCTTTTTCCAGAGTTTCGATATACTCTGGTCTTCTTTGTACTGTTTCTACGGTTCCTTCAGATGTAGCCATTATGCCATCCTCTCCAGTTTATCCATCATCTTATAAGCTCTTTGTATACCAACTTCGTTATTTCCTCCACCTAAACCTTTTACTGCGTCTTTCGTTAAAACAAACTCTCCTGCAGTTAACATAGCAGGAACATCATCTTTTGTTCCAGAACCCTCACTTGGCATTATACCACCATCTCTTCTAGGAAAACTAGCTATACCGCCTTCATTCATGGTGTTATATGGTATAAGTGGTATTAACTTGTCTGTTCCACCAAAAGGTCTTGGTTTTCTTTCTTCTTCTTCATCTCCACCAAAAAGATAAGGTAGTAACGTAAACATACCAAGCTCACCTAACTTACTATTTAACAAAGAACCAATGCCAGAATCTAGTGGTAAACCGAACATTTGTGCGAGTTCTCCTGACATTGTGTTAGCAGCAGCTATACCTTCTGAAGCAGCTTTTGCATCTGCAGCCGCTTTCGCAGAACTTGAAGCAGCTCCTTTTGCCGCCTCACCAGACGCACCGCCTAGTATATTACCAAAAATATTTGTGCCACCTAATGTACCAGCACCTATACCTGCCATTAGAGCGTCTTTTAAATTGTCTTTATCTTTTCTGCCTAACAACTTAGAAGCTAAAAAACCGCCTCCTGCCCCAGATAGCATTTTACCAAGCATACTTTTACCAACTTCTTGACCCAATACTGAGCCAATACCAGTTTGCACTATGTTACCTAGTACTGGACCTGCTAATGCTGCTAAAATATTGCCAATCATTTTTTTCTCACATATTCAAAAAAATATATATCATTATCTGTAATTTGTAAATTCTAATATACTTGCAACAACATGAAGCCTATTTGCAGTTGCGGCTTCTACTTTCAATATCTCACCACTATTTATAACCAAATCTCTAGTTAACAACTCTACGGTGCCATTTGCACTAACGGCTTTTACTTTAAATAAACTAAATACGTCTGATCCACTGGTTAATGTTACGTCAATAGTATCTGCATTGCCAGAGTCTTCTGACACTAATATAGAATGACATAGTGAAAAATTAAACGTAGCGGCACTAGGAGCAGTATATAAAGTGGTAACAGTGTCAGTTGTTAAATCTACTTTTGCATTTAGTGCACCTTGTAAAAATGATTCTACTCCACCAGAAACAAACATTATCGCCTCCCATCTGGTCTTATATCTATTCTAGGTGTGCCTAGTCTCCAAGCTGTTCCTTCATTTGTAGACGATACTCTTATCGCAAAACTTCTACCTCTAACTCTTGTGTCAATCTTATTTGTAAAAAGCTCCACAGGTGAAGATGATGATTGTTCTATTGAACCAGCCTGGTTATTAAAATAATCTGTGCCAGGGTATTCTCTAGCTTTTAGTGTAAATACTGCTGCTGGAGTTGGGTGTGTAGAATCTCGAAATGTAATATCTGGTATAATACGTTTAGCAAAAAGAAACTGCTCACCATCTCCTATATCTATTTGACTAGACTCAATATGTGCCGATATACCAGATGCAGGGTTTGTGCTACCATCATCTTCACCAAACTCGTGATAGTATAAATGTTTATCTGTAGAAGCTGCTATGGGATATTGAGATGTTCCTCTATCAATCCAAGCGGTTCTGTCTAAATTACCAAAGTACCATATGTTTTGCTCGTAGTTGTATATAACATATTTATCATTTGTTGTGCTATCAGCAGAACAATAAAACCACCAAACCTCACCATAAGCAGAATTATGACCTGCAAACACTTTTTCATCTTGGTCACGATTAAAATCAGAAAACACAAAATCTTTTACTGTGCATGGTATTTTTTGGACTTTTCCAGAGTAAACATAAAACTCCTCTTTACCCATCCAATACATAACATCATTAACGGCTACAGCCGCATTAGGTCCTATGATAGTTATACTTCTTGATATTTCTTGTAAGCCAAATGTAAATGGAGGCCCTACATACTGCACCGTATGTAATGATATATCAGTCCATACAAGTATCTGTTGTTTTGTTTGTTTTACTGCAACTATTTCACTGCCTGTACCTATTCTAAGTTCACCAGCAGTATTTGTAAGTTTTGTTTCAAACTCAAGATTGCTTTCTTGATCGCCAAATCTAATTAATAGTGGGTCTTGTACACCTGTAGACCCTTCAGGATCACAACCAAAAAACAAAATATGTCTATCAATATCAGATGTAACAACAAATCGTGATACGGTGGGAGCTTTGTTAGAGTTTGATAGAGTGCTTAATTTTACTGCTCGTGCAGCAGTTCCAGTAGAAGCATCCCAGTAATATATATCACTATCACGAACATTTATTATAAGATCTTCACCAAAATTATCATGCGACCAAACTCTTAATTGTTCACCTGCAATAGTGCTATCAACAGGTATACCCCAACCAGCAGAGGCTTCAAACACAGCTATATTATCAGCATGAGTAGCGGCTGTCGTACCAAATTCTCCTCGTACTAAACCACTAATAGAAGTACCATCTGCTTTACTTGTGTATTGAATGATCTCATCTTCTATCTTTATATAGCCAGATGTTGCAAATCCTGCTGAACTATCGACAGTTGCAGTTGTAACTGTTGCATCACTAGCCATGCCACTGCCGTTAATTAAATTTACATAATCGTCAGAAGTTGTTGCGTTACCATGAGCCAATCTTACAGTTTCACCATTTAAATGTGTTGCAGCAGTGGTTCCCCCATGACCTCTAGTGACCGTCAAAGTGGTAGAGCTTATGTTCGTAATAATCATAAGTTCATCATCAACTTGTATAATATCACTGTTAGATAACCCTGTAGCACTTGCTACGTCAACTCCTGTTTCAGAGGCATCTAATTCTTCTGCAAGAGTTGTGGTTAAAGCGTTTGTATTTACACCATTCCATATACCTGCACCCCAACCATTACCATACGCTTGTGAGTCAAGACCAACGCTTATTTGGTATTCTGCCTTTACATTTGCCCCACCATTTCCAGTGTCTGAGGAGTTAGCAGTTGCAGAAACAACAATTTTATAACTATTACTATTAACAATTTCTGTTATTTGGTGTTCAGCATTTAATATGGCAGCAGTAACAAGACCACCTAATGTTGAAGCACCACTAAATGTTACATAATCATTAACTCTCGCACCATGATCTACATCCGTTACTGTCAATGTAGTACTACCATTTGTAGCCGCAAAGGTCACTGCACTTGAACCAGCAGCTTGAGTAGCTCTTACAGGTGTTATATCAAAATAAGAGCCACCAGAGCTAATATAATATTTTTGTTCTGTTCCCACACCAATAAAATTAGTGCCGTCCAATGTAGTCCAGGGGAATAAAGCACGACAAGTTCCTGCAAAAGCAGTAGTTGAATACTTTGTCCAACCACCTATTTTTTCTGCATACCCTGTTCTAAACCTTACCTTATCACAATCAAACCACCCACCCTCATTACTGTAAGAGGTTGACTCTCTGTTTATTCCTGGTCTGAATTGTAATTTCTGTAAAGGCATATTTATCCTGTATACGCTGCTGATGCTATCGTTAAAGTTGATGAACCAGCACTTGTTTTTGTTGTGGTTGTTTCTGTCCAAGTTCCACTAGAGTTTGGTGCTCTGACTGTTGCAACAATACGACCTTGATACCCATCTCCTCCATCTGCATGACCATCGTCACCACTGCCTCCAGCACCTACTGTTAATGTTAAAGTGGTAGGAACAACATACTGATTTGATTCAGTTCGAGATCCTGCACCCCCTCCTGTGCCACCAACTCCATCTGTTCCAAAACGAGAATTACCTGCTCCACCGCCTCCTCCTGCTCCTGCAACTGAGGCATCATTACCTGCTTGTGAGTCTCCTGTAGCCGCAGACCCACCGCCACCACCAAGAGGAGAGGCAGAACCTGCATCCCCAAATCTACCGCTTGCTTGCCCATTAGAACCTGCAGAACCACCAGAAACAGTCACAGTTGTCCAGTTTGTACCAGTAATCGTTGAATTTGAACCAGAAGAAGCCGTACCAGATCCACTACCAGAATGAGTTCCAGATCCTCCACCACCGCCACCTCCAATGACATCATAAGTAACGTAAGCCTTATAGGTAGCACTATAAAAGTCTGACATGGATATAGGACCACTATTACCCCCTGAAGGTACGTCAGTATTGTTTGCAGAAACTACTCCATCAGGATCACGATAATACTCTCCAAGACTTATATTAGAAGAGCCTCCACCAAACTCGCTTTGAATGTTAGCGAATGTAATTGTTCCAGAAGAGGTAATTGCCATTAAATTGACCCATATGCTGTGACGTTACCAACAACAGTGAGATTTCCACTGCTGTCAAGTTTCATTTTTCCTGTACCACCGTATTTAAAAATTAAAGTATTAGAACTTACTTCAAATGTCCAATCGTTTGAACTGTTTTCAATACCCAAAACTGCCGCCTTTACAATACCTGCAAAGTCGACTGTTGAACTTGCAACAGTAGAATTTGGTGTCATTGTCATATGTGTAACATAGGTACCTGCAGTGTTTATATCATTGCCGAAAGTAAGCGTACCACCGTCTGCAATGTTAAGTTTCCACTCATCACCAGCATCGTCACCCTCATCTGCCATCAATGTAACGGCTAAAGCTGCACCTTCTTTTGCGGCTACCTTTAAACTATCTGTGGTTGTTTCATCATATCCTACAGTTACGTCTTGATCGTTACCAAACTGTATATTCTTATCATCTGCGATATATACATCTCCAAACTCTGCTGAAGTAGAGCCAATATCAGCACCTCCAGAGGCATCTGGTAGTATAGATGTGTTAGCAGTAATGGTTGTGCCTGTGATAGCTGCAGGAGTTGTGCCACCAATGACCACATTATCAATAGCCTGACTTGTAGCAAATAATGCTGTTAAATCTACTACTGCCGCACTAGATCCAGCACCATCTGCGTATATTATAGCTGCTTTACCATTTGCAATAGTAACACTAGCACCAGAGCCTTGAGTGAATGTAGCTGACTGACCAGAGCTATTTTGTACAAAATATAACTTGTCTTGGTCATTAGGAGTTATTGTTATTGTATTTGTGCCACTTGGAGAGCCTCCTAATACAAGAACTTTAAACTGTCCATCAGATAAAGTACCATCACTTGTCGTTAAAGTATGAGTTGTGCCTGACAAGGTTATGGCTCCCACACCATTTATTGCTCTGTCTATAATATCAAAATTATTATTTGTAGTATCTCCCCAGGTTCCAGCTTGTTCACCTGCACCTATTTTCTCTATGCCTGTATTACTTGTAAATGTACTAGCCATGTTAACTCCTTACGCTGCTTCCTCTGTCCATGTGTTTGATGTACTGGGCGTTATTTCTGTATACGACTGACTTGCCCCTGTAGTCAAGTTAGTATAGTTTGGATCAGCTTGTGGATCAGATATATAAAAATCAGCCTGTATTGATGATCGTGCTGCAAATTGTGCTGTTCTTGTCAAAGTACCCTCAACTGTTGCTTGTAAAGGAATTGTTTCAGTCCATATTAACACATTTCCTATAGAACCTGTAGCAGAAACTCCAGTAAGTCTAAGTATCTCTTCACCAGCGTTCACGTCACTAGATGCGGTTGCTGTAGCAGAAACACCTGTAACGGCTACTTCAGTAATAGGAACAGCGGTTTCATCGCCAAGAGCAGAGGCTCCTGCAAGACCACTAACGGATATACTAGCCGTACCAGTTACAGATTCACTACCTAAAGAAGTAGTTCCAGCTACGTTTGTCACAGCTACGTTTGAACCTGCTGCAACCGTTTCACTACCTAAAGATGTAGTACCAACATTCGTGGTGGCAGCAACAGTAGATGTACCAGTTATTGCTTCTTCACCAAGCGATGACGTTAATCCAAGTATGCCTTGTGCAATCGTTACATTAACATTAACAGAAATGGCTTCATCGCCAGCGGCTCCTGTGGCACTGACACCAGTAAGGGATACCTCTACATCACCTAACTGAGAGAAAGATAACTCAGAAAAGGATCTAAGGGCAAAGGTCATTAGTCAGCATCCTTGATTGTTAACGTACCTGCCTTAACCTGTTTTTGTATTTCAACATAATGTCTATTTTCTTCTGATAAAGGCACAAAGTTATCTGGTTCTCCATCAATAACACATCTAATAGAGTTTACTTTACCATCTCCTAAAACATCTTTTACATATTGTGCATTTTCTATTTTCATATTTATAACTCCGCATCAAATTTATGTGCTGTCATATGAGCTGAAGTTGTAGTATCTCCTGCTGATATATATTGGTAAGCATAATCTGCACCTGTATTACCACCTGCACTTGAACCTGTGTTCCAAGTAATTGTTGCTGTTACAGATGAAGTACGCATTTTTGTTGGATACCAAATGTACGCTCTTCTATAACTGTCATTAGAAGCTGTTGTAAATACACCATTACTTCCTGCTATTGGTGGTTGCCAAAAGTAGCGTTGACATTTTTGAGTAGTTATTCCTATGCTTTCATGCTCAAATTCAGTAGCCTTCTCGCCAATCTCAAGTTGCACTCCAGTGATGAACAGTGTTCTATCTGTGCTGTCAAAAAAAGATGTTGTGGCTAAAGCACGATTAGCAGACGTTGTACTTGCAAATGCTGATGTGTTCTGTGTGCCACTTGTAAAGTTTGTTCCTGCGTGTAAAAAGAAATTTAAGTCCATACTTGCCGCATTATCATCATCAAATGCACCTGTAGTATCAGCAGGAAAACTCAATTCTATTCTGTTCCATGAAGTAGTTACAGAAAAAGGTTTAGAACAATGTCTTGAGTTATCTCTGTCTGCTATTTCACAAGCATAAGTAGCTGACGCATTACCTTTTACATAAAAAGACACAGTTACTGGTTTAGCATCTGATGAGCCTTTACTTATAGACTGAAGATTTTGTCCTTCAAGTCTTGTAGTAAGACCAAATAATTCTGTTGCAGCTATGGAAGTATCTGCTGTTGTACACTCTAACTTTAATGCGTTTGCAAAGCCATCATGTACATCTGCAACTTGCGAAATTGTTGCTCTTCCTGCTGTTGTTCCTGATACAGTCACAAAAAATCTATCTAAGCTATAGACACCATTAGCACTACCAAGACCTGTTGTTGAAGTGCCTCTTTGTGATATGTTCATCGCTCCATTTATAATAAAATTCTTATTAGCTAACGAGCTACCCTTATTAACATTGGCAATTAGTGCCGCTAGTTCTGCCGCTTTACTCATGCTAAATCTCCTAATCCGTCCAAGGTGTAAACTGTTGTAACCCATACTGAACTGGAACTAACACAGTTTCACTTCCACTAAATGTAATATCTTTCTGGGCTATACCTATAATCATACAGAGTTTGTCTGCCTTTTGTCCTATGCCTGCCGTAGCAGAGGCACATATACCATCACCTACTTTAATGTTACCACCAGAGTTGTTGCACAAGATATGTCCGTCACCTAACACTGCCGCTTGATGTAAGTTGTTTGCATAAGTACCAGAGATATCAGCTACTGCAAGTAAATCACCGCAATACGTTCCTAATATTTTTCTTGAATACTGAGAAGAACTTTTTTGTGTCACATACCTTATGCCACGCTCTGTATCTGTACCATCTTTTTGCGTGTAGTAGATAGCTGTTGTTTCTAATAGTGTGCCATATGGATAGCCACTAGACTTATCCGCATCTGGTAAAGATATTTCGTGATGAGCAGTGAAAGCTCCATAAGTCACAGTGCCACTTGTAAATGTAATATTACCTTGAGAAGTAACATCTCCATCATAAAAAGTTATTGCGTAGTTAGTGCCTGATGCGTCATCTGTACCACATTGCAAATGAAGACCATATCTATTAGAATTATTGCCATCATTAAATATTTCACAAGCAAACCCAGTAGCCTTGTTTGCGTTTATTTGCGTTCTTCCGTCAGAGTCTATAACCATGTGTGATGTAGTTCCTAGTGTAGAACCAAGACCTATTGTTAAGCTATCTGTGCTATCATCTAGTCCTATGTGAAAATCTTGGGCATTGCCATCAAACAAAATTTTTCTATCAGAAGCGGTTGCATCACCTATAGTTAAATCACCAGTCATAGTATCTCCAGTGACATTCACAAAACGTGAATCTGCGTTAGACGTACTATAAGTATCAGCTACGTCAAACACGTCATAGACTACCATCTCTACTACGTCATCAGCAGATGCTGAACTAACTAGCACAACTGTTGTGCCTGTCGTAGCGGTATAGTCTGTGCCTGCTTTGAGTAACACTCCGTTTTGATAAACGTCCATGTATAAACTATCGGTATAGCTGAGTGTCAGAGCGTTAGCATCACTGCCACTGAATGATGTTTGTCCTGCTGTCGCTTGATATGTAAAACGACTACGGACTGAGTTTTTTGGTGATTTACCTATGTATGGCATTACTTTTCTCTATCTGCTCTGTTCTTATAATCACTTCTTGCAGTAACCAATGTTACAAAGTCTGCCTGATTGCTTGGAATTGGGTCTGTGAAGCTATCATCATTCATTAGCTTTGTTGTCCACTCAGACTGCATACGTTTCCAAGCGTTATTAACCTTACCTGTCATAGCGGCTTGTAGCCATGCGTTTAGGTCTAGCAAATCATTCTTTAATATAGTTTGTTCTGTATCGGTCAACTCAACCGTTAGTGTTAGTTTTGCCATTTTTTCTCCTTAACATACTAAATGTCCTGAAAAATAAGTATATGTTGAATCTCCTTCAATATCAGTTTGTGAAGTTCCACCACCTTGATACAAAGTTGCAGAAGCAGTGTCGTTTGCATCCATATCTGCTAAAACTATATGAGTTATACCCCAATAATCATTATCTTGACCTACATCTGGATTAAAAATGTCTAAGTGACTTGCATTACTTGTAGTTATTCGTGGAATATAAAAATTAGCGGCACTGTCTACAGCATCTAATCGTAACTTTAAAATAAATACATACTTTCCTGTTACAGGTGCTGTAAATGTGTTTGATGCAAAATTACTACCTACGTCAAATACTTCAGTTGAAAAAGTTATGTCTACATGAGAATTTAAAGCAATGTTAGTTTGCTTTGTACCATTTTTATGAACACGAAAAGCAGGTTGTAATGGCTTGGTCATATTACCATCAGTATCTAATACTAAAGTATTACTACCTGCTAAAGTTGTCTGAGTACCTAGTCCTCGTCCTATAACCTGTGTCAGTGCCATTTACTTATCCTTATGCGTAAGGGCTAGTACCCAATGTGCTTGTATCCCAAGCTGCCTTTAGTTTTGTAATATTATCTGCCGCATCTATAGCAGAGGTGGATGTTGCATCTCTCAAGGCTTTCTTCTTAGTCACACAAGCTGATTGTGCAGAACTATCTCCAGCCTCTAATGCTTTCATATAAGTCACATCTTCAGCTTCTAACAACGGCTTTCTAACTTCTCTGATCTTGTCTTTAAATATCTCTTTTGCCTTTGTCATATCCTCGCTTATAACACTGCCATTCAAGACCCACGCATTTCTAAAGTGTCGGTCAGAGGGTTTGGTTACACTTGAGGCATCTGCCGTGTTGCCTTTCATGTCTGTAATATATGTTTTTGTCATGTTATTCTCCTTATGCAGCTTCTTCGTTTATAACCAGATCCTCACTAATTTGCCAAGCATTTCGCCATTCACGAGTTGTTGGTAACTGGTCTTTTTTACAAATCACCATTTT